ACCCCCCCCCACCCCCCCCTTTCCCGCCCTTGGCGGGGGGGGGGGGGGGTAAACTGCTGTTTATTATTTATTTACGCTTTCTCTGCGTAGCCTAAACCCTCCACCAAGCGCGCCAGTCCGCCTTACGCGAAGGCACCGCGTAGGTCTTGAGCACCAGCGCCGTCGAGGAATGCCCCATCTGGTGCGCGGTCTTCCCTGCATCCTGGCACCGCCCGAGGTGGTAAGTGGCGTAAGAGTGACGGAGTGCGTTCTCTGGAAGCATGGCCCACGGCACCACGCCCTCGTTGTTGAGCCGCTTGATGAGCGCCTCACGCTCCCGATAAAGTCGGAGCGATTTCGCAACCACGATCAGCCCCGATTTTCCTTTGAAAAATTCCTTCCGCTTTTTCATCGGCTCCGTGAAATCCACGATGCGTTCCGGCAGGCCGCTTGATTGTTTCGAAACCTCCCGCCGAACCTCGATCTGGCCGGACTTTGGATCGACATCCTCCCACCGCATCCTGTGGACTTCGATGGACCGCAACCCCGCAAACGCACCCAGAAGAAACCAAGCCCGAAGCGCATCCGACATCTCCGCATCCAGAATAGCCCGCAGTTCCTTTGCAGAAATCAGTGACCTCTTCGACTCAGCCTCCGGCGCCACGACGCGGCGAAATGGATTCCGATCCAGAAGCTCCATGTCCACGCACCACCGAAAGAACCCGGAGGCGTAACGATGCCACCCCGCCCGCGTCGTCGGCGCGCCCTTGATCTTTCCAAAGACCCTCGCCGCTTGCATCGGAGTGACCGCCGCCACCGCGCCAGGGAAAGCATCCAAAAGCTCCCCGCAAATCTTTTCCAGTTTGTCCCTGTGCCGCTCCGAAGCCCCCGCCTTGGAGGCGATGTAATCCCGCACCGCCGACTTAATCGACATGCCGCTCACCTGCTCCTCCGAGAGCGAATCGGTCCCACCCTTCTGAAGTTTCTCCAAAAGCCCCGGCCCCGCCGCCCAAGCCTCCGCCTCGGTCCGGTAAAACCGGCGAATCCTCTTGCCAAAAATTTTCTGCGGAATCGTGAGCTTCCAAGGGGTCGAAGGCCGCTGCGGGTATGGACTGACAAGAAAGGCGCTCATGGTCTGTTGCCCGAACTGTTGCCCGTGTTGCCCAAAATCGCAACTATTTTCTTCCAGTAGCCGCCACATCCCTCCCGTTGTTTCTGAAAGCCAACCACCCGCCAACCCGCATAAAACCTAGCTCAAATCGTCACAAGTCGCTCTGCCGGCGGCGGGACTCGAACCCGCACTCCGCTTTCGCGAAAACGGATTTTAAGTCGGTTTTTTGGCTTTGTTTTTCAATGACTTGCGGGAGTGTTGCCCAGGGTTGCCCTGTTCTATCAAATGGGCCGGTAGAAGTTCACATTGGCTCGACGGCCATTGACCAAAATTTTGGCGACTTTCTTTTCGAGAACGCCCGAGCGGACGCCTTTATCTGCGAGCTGGCGACCGGCTTCGCCTTTGAGCTTTGATAGCTCGGAAATTTCCATGTTGGTCATCCAGCCTTCCTTTTTCAGTTCGGAGGGGTCGCATGCGGCCGTCGACTGAAAGAAGGCGCCCCAGGCTTTTTCTACGGCAGAAGCCACGGTTGGTTTTTTTGTCTTTCGCACAGGTTGACGGTTGTTGAGTTGTCTGTGTAGTAGCCCCACGCGAAGCCAGACGAGTGGGCCAATGACGCTCGGCGGGTGGAGCTGTAGTCCATGTCGAGATTGCAGATCGCTCCGAGGCAGTAGCCGGTGGGAGAATCGACGCGGCGGCCGCGCTCGATGCCGACGCGGTGGAGGTGGGCCATGATGACTTTGCCGTAGGTCTCGGCGTGGTCGCGGATGGCGCTGACATTGCAGCTAAAGCCGTGGACCATGGCGAGGTCTCCCAGCCGGTGGACGCCTTTGGTGTTGTGGTATGGGTAGATTTTTGCCTTGAGCTTTTTGGCGCAGTCTCCGAGTTCGTTGAGGACGGTCTGCGCGGCGTGAGCGTGGACGGCGTTGGGGGATTCCGCCATGCGGTTCAAGCGGGCCTCGTGGTTTCCGAGCATTATGACATTCGGAGCAAATTCGTAGAGGAACGAAATCCCCTCGCTGACATCTTGAGCGATGTTGCGAGCGCGGTCTTTGCTGTCCACATCGGACGCGACGCCTCCGCGCATGGCCGCCAAGTCTATAAAATCGCCCAGATGCGCACGGAAGTCTGGACGAAATTTCTTGGCAAAATCCAGCACAGCGCGGCGGCTTTCTGGGCAGATGAGTTCGCCGTGTGAGCACCCGACAGCCATCCACTTTTTCCATTTTTTTACGGGTGTCATGGGAGGTCGGGGATTTCGTTGTCTTTGCGGAGTTCCCAAATGTAGCTGCGGATTTTTTCGAGCGTGTCGGGGCAGGCTTGGCAGTCGCGGCCTTCGTCGTCTCGCCAAGACTTAAATTCGCCGGATTCGTGTTTAAGGAAGGCGCGGATTTCTTGAAGGAGGTCGTCGATTATTAAAATGGAGTCCATGCCTTTCACAGCGCAGATGTGCTCGGTGCGTTCTTCGGGCAGGGTGAATTCAAGCGTGGCCTTCATGCTTCTTCTTCTTCGGTGTCTTCCTCCTCGTAAGGCCACAGCATGTCTTCGGCTTCGCGGCAGAGAGATTTTGCCGCGTAGTGGTTTCCAAATTTGAAGTCCATGTAGAAAGTTTCTCCGCCGTCCTCCCAAGAAACCACGGCGATGCCGACATCGAAATGCTCGGCGAGGAGCGCGCGGGCTTGGAGCATGACCGCCTCGCGGTCTTTGGGCGGGGCGGTTTTTTTTGCCATTAGATGACCCGGTTGAGTGCCGCTAAAAGCGCGGCGTGGGCCGATGGGGAGCAGTCGTCTTTGCGGCCGGGGGCGATGTCTGCGTGGCGCAGGATGTTTGCGAGAGGGATGTTGTTTTCGCGGAGGATGGGCAACAAGTATTCGACGGCGCTGAGGAGGGCGTCTTCGCTCAATGGGGTCGAGTAGGTGTCCCCTTCCCATGCCATGCCGATGCTCCACGAGTTGACATCTTTTCGGCCTTGCCAGCTTGAGACTCCGGCGTGCCATGTGCGTTGGCTCGGCAGGGCGAGGGCGGTTCGTTTGCCGTTTCTGGCGATGATGCAGTGATACGAAACTTTGCTGGCGGGGTCGCTGCACCAGGAGACGGATCCGGCATAGGCTCCGCTCGTGTGGTGCAGGATCACATGGGTGGGCTTGATGACGCGGCCGGCTGAAATGTTGGGGGTCCGCTTGTTGGTTTGCTGGTAGTATTTCGGCTCGGGCTTGAGGGTGCCGGAGGTTTTGGCTGGCTTTGATGCTGGCTTCGCGGGCTTCGGCGCGGGCTCAGGCGCGGGGGCGGGGGATTGCGCCGGGCGTGGCAGCATGAAGAAGCGGGCGAGGAGCGAGAGCATCACTTGTCTTTGAGAGCCGGAAGGGTTTTTTGGAACTCCCCAAGGGCGTTCCAGAGGTCGCGGTTCGTGGCTTCGCTTTCGCTCAGGCGTGGCTCAAAGCGCACGGTGGCGCGGATGTGGAGCGTGCCTGCTTCACCGATGCGGTCTCCGAATGGAGGCATCGGGACGGCCACGCATCCGCTCAGAAAACTAATCGCCAGAAAAACCCACGCGAGCATCACTGCGGTCGCGGCGACCTGTTTGGGGTTCATTTTCCTTTGCGGAAAATGTTGATCGTGCCGACGAGGCCGAGGCCGGCGGCAATGATCTGGTTTTGCATCTCTGGCTCGAGCTTCACGCCGAGAGCGACTGCGACCAAAATCAAACCGCGCCATGTGCTGTTTTCCGAAAGACGATCGAGGACAAAGAAAATTGCTTTCATCAGTTAGAGGGCAAGTGTCAAAGGTTCATGGGGCGTGGCGGTCGAGTTTGGACTCAAGTCGGTCCATGATAGTGATGGCGCGGTTGGTGGTCTGCTGATTGCTGCTGATGACCTCGAGCATTTCGCGGTTGGCGGTTTTGAGGTGTTTCACGAATTCCTCGTTCTGCTCATCCATCTTCGACTCCACGCGCTCGAGGCGGCGGGTGAACCACCGGAAGAGAATCGAAGCAAAAATGAGCCCGATCGCCACGAGCGCGATCAGGTGCCAAGTGGCATCCTGACGCGCGGCGTGGTTGATGATGCCGAGTGCGGAGTCGGGCGTCATGAGTTAGCTTGGGCAAGGAGATTTCCGACGATGGCCGTGGTAGCGCAGTTATTGAGGCGCTCCACGACAAGGGCATCGGTCTTCGCTTTGATCGCGGTGATGTCGCTGTTGGCTGGCGCGGTGTAGGCCGAACCGGCGAGGCGGGTTCCGACGGCGACATCCAGTTTGGTGGAATTGGCGTCGATCTCCTGGCGAATCTCGACCGCTGTCGGTCCGCTGGCGCTGGTGAGCGTGCGGGCATTGTAGTCCCAGATGTCGGCGGGAGTGACTGATGCCGGCGCGTTCGTGAGGTTTGTCACCGTGGCAAGCGTGCCGGATGGCGAGAGTCTCGAAGACACCGAGGCATCCAGACGCCCGAGTTCTGTTGCGAGTTCAGTTCGCACAGCTCCGGCCACTGTTGAGGCTGATGGCGCCGAGGATGTCGGGATGCTGTCGAGCTTTCCGCCGTTGCGCTCGAGGTCGGCACGGACGGCCGCGACGAGTGAGACTTCGCTGAGGTTGGTGTTCCCGATTGCGCTCACGATGGCGTTGAGGACCGCTTGGCCGTCGGCTTCGTTGAGGATCGAACCTTCCACGGCTGCGGAGATTTGCGCGGCGGTCGGGATGTCGGCGACGGCTGCGGGCGAAGCCGGTAGGCTGTCGGTTTTGCTCTTAATCGCGGTGATGTCCGAGTTTGCTGGCGCTGTGTAAGACGCCGAAGCGAGACGGCTCGACACGGAAGCATCGAGGTTGGAAATCTCCGTTAATTCGGTGCGCACGGCTGTTGCCACAGAGGCCGCGCTCGGCACGCTCGGGAGGTCGCCGGTCGTGAGGGTTGAACGGCTGGAGATCGTGGCGTCGAGGTTAGCGAGTTTGGTGCTGTTGCTGTCCATCTCTTGGCGAATTTGGACAACCGTTGGGACGGTTGGCGGGTTGGTGAGCGTGGTGACGGTGCCTCCAGTGATTTCTTTGGTTGCTGCTCCCCAGACTGCGCTGGCGATTTCAGCCTCGGTTGGAACATCTGGCGAGTTGGTCAGCGTTGTGGCCGTGTCAACCAGCCCGCCCGTTATTGTGCGGGATGCGTGGCCCCAGACTGCTTCTGGTGTGAGGACTGCCGTGCCGTAGCCTGCGTCCACAGCGACTCCCAGCGCCACCGAACCTGCGGCTGGGACTGCGCAGCTTCCAGTGAATGCTCCCGATGCGTAGCTCACGCCGTTGCGCACATCGCTGGCGGCTGGCATGGCGGCGTTTTGCGTGGCGTCGATGAGAGTCTTTGCGCCTACGGTGTCGCAGTAATTAAAGACGGCGGCGTTGGTAGAAACTTTTTTGAGGCGGATGCCTGTTCCGCTGGTGGGCGACATTCCGAATGTGCCGTATTCGAGTTGTTCGATTTCGATAACGCCCAGACCCGAATTTGCTGCCCCTACGGCTGCTGCGAGTCCGGCTGTGTTACCGGGGCCGTAGGCATTGCCCACGGCGCGGGTGAGTCGGATTGTGCCACTGCTGTAATTACTCACGCCTGCTGCCGATGAAGTAGCCGATCCGATGGCTGTACCGGTAATGTTTATTATGCCATTAGTAGTGCTTGAATTCCTTGCGCCCTCTGCGTTTGTCGCGCCGCCACGCACATTTCCTATGATATTTAATGTCCCACTTCCCGAAACAGCCACGCCGGGGCTTTGGCTTAATAAACCACCAGTAATTCCTCCAGAGCATGTTACGGTCGTCGTGCCTGCACCAGAGGTTAAAACTCCGGCACACGGGATGCTTCCACCACCTGAATTGCCTCCACTGATTGTGGTTGCACTAATAGTTAGAGTCCCTGATCCACTGTTATTTATAGTTGACGCACTGGATGTCCCGAAACATTTTATTTCATTGGAAACGATGTTTGCAATCGCAGGTGAGTTTGCGGAAAAAGTGACACATACACTGCTGGGGTTATTGTAAACACTGGCTGTTAGCGTCACCCCATCGGCAAGAGTAAATACTCCTCCTGCGGTTGCGCCCCCAGTGGTGTCGTTGCGAAGCTGTCCAGATCCGCCGAGGTCGGTGGAGACATTGACCGTGATGGTGAATGAGTTAGCCATTAGGACATCGCCGCTGGCAAATGTGACCGCCGCTGCCGTTCCGGCGGGCGCGGTAGCCCAGACATCGGCGGCGTTTATGTTCCCGGATTTGCGGGCAAAGTAGGTTGCCATAATTAAAGTCCTTTCGCGGTGATGTAGGCTTGGAGGGCGGCTTGGATCGCGCCAACCGCTTGCTGTGTGGGTTCGTCGCTGCCTGCCAGTGATCCGAGCACGATGCCGATAGCGGCTTCGTCTGCGGTGATGACCTCGCCGTTCTCGATTCGGGTCGGGACGAGACGCATGGCGACATTGGCGTCTGAAGAACCATCGCCCAGATACCGGCCCGTGATGGCCAAATTGAGCGAGAATTTGTCGTAGGATTTTCCGTTGATTTCGATTGGGTTGCTAGCGTTCATGGTGTTTGGATTTTTGGTTTAAGAAAATTGGAGATTGGTTTTGTTCGACCACGCGCCGGTGGCGCTGGCTTCGGTGCTGGTGGTGCCTGCGGAGTTGAAAATGGTGCGGGAGATTTCCCAGTTCGGGCTGTCATAGACGCTGCCGGAGTTCGGGAAGTCCGAGTAAAGGAGGAAGCCGAGGTAGGTGGTGGTGCCGTCGCTCGAAAGGTCGAATGCCCAGACGCGGTCGGGGGCGTCTTTGGTGCCTGCTAATTTGTAGACTTCGCCGGTGGAGGGGTTGCGCGTGTAGAGGCGGCGGTCGGCGTGGTTGACGCAAATCTCGCCGAGGGCGAGGTCGGTCGTGTTCGGGATGCGCCCGGTGACCGTGCTGCGTTTTGGGATGATTTGTGGGTTTGCCATGTGGCGGTTTTTGTTTTGCGAGTTTGGGAACCCCCGCTTGGCGAGGCGCTATGGAGCGCCCCGCCGGGGTTGGGTGGTTTAGGGACTAGTAAACGCCGCCATCTATCGTGCTCTCCAAGGAGGAGATACGAGTCTCGTGGTCGGCTACATCGGCCTCTACGGCGTCCAGGCGGCTGTCCGCGCTGGCGTTCTCCAAGGTCGTGATTCTGTTGCTCAACGAGGTGTCGGCTGTCGAGCGGGTCGAGCTTTCCGAATCCAGATTCGACTGGACGAGGGCGATGTCGGCTTCGAGGCCGGACACATCCGAGGCGCGGGCGGCGGCCTCGGCGGAGACTGCGGCGATGCGAGCGGACTCTTCGTCCAGGATGTCTTGCTCGGCGGCGGAGACGCGGGTTGTGAGCGCCGAAAGGTCGCTGGCGACGGTGTCGATGTTGCCTTGGAGGCTGGAGTCGCCGGAGGTGCGGGCGGAGGTCTCGTCAGCGATCGAGTCGTTGATCGACAAGATGGCGGCTGCGAGGGCGTCGTCGTTGGTCAGATCGACCGAATTGATCAGGGTGACGATTTCCGCGAAGCTGTCCTTGTCGGCCGAGGAGGCGCTGAGGATCGCATCGATGCGGCCTTTCTCGACGGTGATCTTGCCGTCCAAAGCGGTGTCGGCTGCTTCCAAAGTGGAAACGGCGGCGTTGATCGCGGACTGGCGCGCGGATGTCTCGGCGGCGATGTCGTCAGCGAGATCGCTTTCGGCTCCTTGAGCGCGGGAGATTTCCGCATTGAGGTTCGTGGTGAGCGTCGAATCCGCTGCTTCGCGTGCCGATTGCTCGCTTGAAACGGCGCTATCGACATAGGTCTTTTTGGCGAAGATGTGCTCGCCGCCGATGGCGAGAACGCCTTGGGCTGTGCCTACAAAGAGGCTTTTGTTCAGTGTGTCGATTGCCAGCTCACCCGTCTGAAGACTGACGGGAGCGCCTGAACCGCGTTTGATTTTGATGATTGGATTGGCCATGGCTAATTAGGTGGTGGTTGTGGTTTTGGTTGGGCTGTTCGTGGGTGGGTGATTGTCAAAAATTACCGGCATCGATGATGGGAATCATGAGGGCGTAGGCGCTCGCGGAGGGCGACCAGCGGTAGGGCATCCCCTCGTCCATCGCCATATACAGGCGGTCGGGTTTCCCGACGCTCGGGAAATTGGAGCGGGTGGGATACTCGACGACGATGCCTGGCAGGGTGAGGTCGAACGAGGAGAGATCGAGTTGCTGGCTGAGGTTGCTTTCGGTGATTGTTGTCATGCGAATGCAAGAGTCTCCCGGTTGAGCCACGATCCGGTGGCGGAGGCGGTGGCGAGGATTTGGCCTGCGGCGTTGAGGGTGCTGCGCTTGACGGTCCAGCTTGTGGCGGTCTCTGGGAGTGCTGGCGCGGCGGGGCGGTCGGCGTTGAGGAGACGGCCGCTGTAGGTCGTGAGGCCGTCCGTGCTGATGTCGAATGCGTAGAGGTAGAGGGTGGGATCGATTGGCGGCTGGACGGTGCGCAGGCCGAGGGCGGTGCAGGCGATCTGCATTCCCGCGGCGGGCGCGGAGTCGAATGTGATGGTGCCGGTGGCTTCCGAAACGAGGTAGTCGGTGCCGGGGGTTTGCGTGACGCCGTTCAAAGCCACGAGGACATGCTCTGGATCGCTGCTGACTAGGCCGTCAATCGGGAAGGTGGTCGAGAAGCCGTCACCGATGCGGACGGTGGTGTTGATCGAGAGTCCGGGCGCGCTGGCGATGATGTAGGACGAAAGGCCGGTGATCTCGGTGGCGGCGTGGGTGTGGATCGTGTCGGCTTTTGAGAGATCGACCCAGAGTTTGAATGCGGGCGACGCGGAGGGATCGAAGACAGCCCAGTAACTGCCAGGCGGTGGATAGCCGGGATTCGGCTCGCCGACGCGGCGGTAGAGTTCGCCATTAAAACTGACGACTTGTCCTGGGAAATAGTCGGCTCCGTTATTGTAGACCCCTTGGTAATCGACTGGCTCGGGTTGGAGCGCGGTGTCGGCCTTGGCGCCTTGGGCGGCGGTGGCTTTGCCGTCGATTTCGGACTGGAGGGTGTTGATCGCGCCGGCTGCTTCGGCGATGGAGTCAAGGGACTCGGTGCCGAGGTTGCTGGCGAGGAGGTCGATCCGGTCGCTGAGGGCGGTGTCTTCGATGGCAAGGGCGGCGAGGTCGGCATCGAGGCCGGTGATCTCGCTCTTGAGGTGCGTGTGGGCGGAAGGTGCGAAGGTCGTTGGCTTGCCGGTAAGGCTTGACCAATCAACGGGCGGGGAGACGGCGACGACGGCAGAGGCGAAATCGGTGATCTGGCTGGCGGTGTGCGTGTGGGCCGAGGGAGGGAAGGTGGCGGGCTTGTTCAGCACGCTGTCCCAAGTGGGCGGCGGGGCGAGTTCGGCGATGGCCTGCGCGGTGCGCAGGGGCGTCATCCACTTTTCGTTGTCGGTTCCTGCCTCGGCTTCGGCTTGGGTGGCTTTGCCGTCGGGGAGCGCGGCGGGGGTGGCCTCGTCGCCGAGAATGACGCTGTTTTGCACTTCGACTTGGAGGGTCGCGGTGCGGAGTGCCTGGCTCGGTGCGGTCCAGCGGATTTCGAGATAGGCGCTGATTGAGGCAGGATCGGAGGAGAAAGCGGCCTCGACCGGCAATGTATTTAAATCGAGGATGGTTTGGCCGGGGGCCGCCAGAGCTAGAAAATTGGCGTCAGAGAATGAGGTCTTGAGGGCGACGGTGGTCGTGGTGCCTGTGACGGGCGAGACGGCCACGCCGTTCTCGACAAAGATGACCTCGAGGGGAACTTGGTCGCGGCGTTTTAAGACGAGCGTCTGCAATGCGACATTGCTCGCGGCGGACTTCACGAACCGCCGGTTTTTTGAATCGAGGAAAAGTTTCATGCCGCTCGATGAGCGGCGGACTGTCAAATCGGGAACGCTTCCGAGTCTTTACTGGAGCGGTTCGGAGACGGCTTCCCACTTGCCGAGCGGACATCGCTCGGTCGCCATGCGGAGCTTTGCCCAGGTGCTACAACCGCACTTGCGGCAGCGGCCGGTGGCGTTGAGTGCGTTTGCGTCCCATTCGGGGCAGGCGCGGCAAATGGCTTCGCGGGTGGCGAGTGCTTCGGGTGGGGTGGTGGCGAAGCCGCTGCTGGTAAAATTTGCAGCAGATAGACCGAAGCGCGCTAAAAGCTCGGCATGGTGGGCGAGAGTTGCGGCTGAGGGAAACACTAGCTGAATGAAATTGTGACTGGCAGAGGGTCGCTAAAATAATTCACCGAGCGGTAAGACTCGCCTTGGATCGTGATGATGTCTGTTGACGCAAACGGGGTTGGTGCGCATTCCTGCGGTGTGAGCGGTTCTGGCAAGAGGGCGACGGTGTTATTTCCGTTGTCGCCAAAAAAGCACAGGGTGCCGCCGCTGAAGCTAATCTCCCAAGTCAATATTCCGAATGGTTGCTGTCCAGATGACGCTGTGGATCCATTCCACGGAATGGAGAGAGAGTTGACGGTGACTTGCGTGGCCGAAGCGATGGCGTTTTTCACGGCGGCAGACATGGTGGAGCATTGGCATCTTCCCCCCCCACAACACGCGCACTCGACGGCGCGGAGGCCGCCGTCGGTTTTGATTTTGATGGCTTCGGAGGATGTGCGGCCGAGGGTCATGGCAGAGAGTTTTAAGTTTTAAGAATTAAGTTTTAAGTGGCGGTTTGCGTGATTGTCTCGGTGGTCAGTCTTAAAACTTACAAACTTAACACTTAAGACTTGTGCTAGCATTCCTCCGTGGCGATCCATGTCAGCGTGCCATTCACCGCGCCGAGGACATGGGTGCCGCTTCCCGGCACGGCGGGGATGCGGAGTCTTCGACCTACATGCCCACCAGGGCCACTTGTTTTTTCGACAAGAGAGGGGTCCACATCAAGCGCCGCATAAAATAAGTTTTTGTCTAAATCTGACCCTTTTAAAGAATAAGGATAGCCGCCAGATGCTGGGTTTTTTGCAGTCTTGGCAAGAGCCTCAAAATTTACCGGGATATTTAGCATCACTTAGGAATTGCGACAAAAGTAGCCTCTGCGACTATTTCAAAAATGAACTCCACTTCCTCTACGCTGCCATAAGAATTTAAAGATATATTACTTATGTTGTGTCTTTTAACTATTGGAGCGCTTGAAGGCCAAGAGAAGTCGCCACCAGGGTTATATCCAATAGACCCCACTACATCAGCTAGGTTAATTTGGGTAACTGGAGTGCCATTGTAGTTGTAAATATTCATTACAGGCATTACAGGCACATTCGTATCTCCTACATTTCTAGTAATTTTGCAAGCGGCAGCTTCAAAGATAAGTCCGACTCTATCGCCGAATACAGTAACAGTTGAGTTTGAGTTCGAGTGCGTAAATATGGTCCTCACCCTATCAGGGTTTAGGTTTAATTTTGTTTCCTGCGCGTTAGAACTCCACAACCCGTAACCGGTGGCCGTGATGCGCTCGAAGCCGGAGGTGTCTTTTGAAATTGTGGGGTCTGGAAAAATATTAATATCCCCGATTGAGGTCGGAATCTTTTCGGGAATGGTGGCAGAGCCCATGGGGCGAACCCACTCAGCCGTTGCATTTAAAAGGCCGCTTTTGAATTTGTTCTCGGTGACGCTTTGTAAAAACAGGCCGCTTCCGCTGGAGTGGATCGTCATGGCTTAAACGGCGAGGGCCGGGGTGGGGAGTTTGCGGTTGAGTTCGCTCATGAGGTTTTTAATTTCAGTGACGAGGCCGGTGAGGCCGGAGGTGCCGCCCTCACTGCCACCGCCGCCGGAGCCGTTGAGGGTCATCTTGATCGGCTCGGCGAGGGCGGTGCGGATGGCGGAGATGGAGTCGGCGGCGTCGAGGGTGAGCTTGATGGCTCCGGCGGAGAAGGCCGAGAGGGTTTCTTTTAGCGGGTTTGTGTCGCCGTCGAGGGGGACGGTGGCGGTTTTGGTGGAGAGGTCGGCGATCTTTTTCTCGGCTGGCGTGATGTCGGCGTCGGCGGTGATGGTGGCTTTTTTGCCGTTCGCGTTGAGGATGGCGGCGAGGGCTTCTTTGGCGGCTTCTGCGTCTTTCACGCCAAGCGATTCGACGATCATCTTGGTGCGCTTCTCGCCGATGATGCCTTTTAGCGCGTCTTTGAGTTGATCGATATTCTCGAAGCCCTGTTTTTCGAGGAGGGCTTTTGCGGTCTTGGTGCCTTTGAAAGAATCTAGGTTGCCGATGGCGCTTTTCAGGTCGTCTTCGCCGGTGATCTGCATGGCCAGTTGCGCTTGGGCGGGCGTGGCTACGGCATCGAGGTTCATCTTTACTTCTTCGAGGCTCTTGGCTCCCAGGACATCCATGGCGACCTGATGGTTTTTGTTGATCTGCTCCATGTTTTGGAGCGTGGCGAAGGCGTCTTGGACATTATCCTTGCCAGTGACTTCGAGGGCGACGGCGATGGCTTTCGGGTTGGAGTTCGCGGAGAGTTCGGCGAGGAGATCTTTCCACCGCGTGTCGTCCACCGTGGTCGTGATGGTGACGATGGCGCTGCGGTCGCCGATGCCAGCGGCGGCGTTTTTGGCGTTGACGAAATTGTTGGCGAGGCGGGCGGCTTCGTCGGCATTCACGCCGAGCTTGGTCTTGTATTCCTCGGTGAGCTTGGCGATTTCCTGCTGGCCTTCGAGTTGTTGCTTTTCGCTTTCAAGGGTCTTGACGAGTTGCTCGTTGCCTTCGGCTTTGGCGGCGTTGATGGCGGTCTCGAGTTCGACTAGGGCGACGGCGTTGGATTGCTCGGTGGCGGCAGCGGCTTCGGCGGCGGCGCGGAGTTCTTGGCGCTTGGCGAGTTCGGCTTCGGCTTGTGCCGATGTCTTTTCGCGTTCAGCGTTGCCTGCAGCGACATTGGCGGCGATGTCTTTTTCTTGAGCCGCGATTTTCGCCTGGAGTCCTTCGAGGTCATTAAAAAGCGGCGGGACTTTGGCGTAGTTTTCTTCGAAGGATTTGGGAAGGGCTGCGCCTGCTTCGGTGAATTGAGTGGCGATGCGCCCGGAGGCATCTTTTAGATTTTGCTCAATCTTGATTCCCGCCTCATACGAATCATTGGCAACATTAAAGAGAGAGTCAGACAGCCCTTGGGTAAGGATATTCCCGGCAAAAGCCTTGGCGAGATTATTGGCAATGCTCTGCGTGATCTTTGTTCCGAGAAGTTCAAAGGCCGAAATCGCCGTGCCAATGAGCGCGCCGGAAGGGGAGAAGATGTCCCCAAGAAATTGGCCGGCGGATTGAAACGCCGCGATCAGACGCTTGTAAATTTCATTTGCAGTCTGTGCAGCTTGCAGCTTCGTGCTGTCCCAGAAGATCTGGAGCGCGGCGGAGATTTGGCCCGTCTGGAAAGCATCCACGGCGCTCTGAAATCCCGACATGGCTTTCTCGCCGCCGAGGAAGGCGTCGGCGAGGTTTTGGCCGATCTTGGCGGCGTCGATGCGGGAGAGGGCCGAGGTGATGGCGTCGATCGCGGGGAGGGCTTTGTCAAGAATGCCGGCGGCGAAGTCGCGGACTTTCTCGCCGATGGTTTTGAATCGGTCGCCGACGGCGTCGAAGGTCGCGTTGCGGCGGTCCATGATTTCGGCCATGGAGCCGACGGTGTCGCGGGCTTCGCCGAGCTCGCCGTCGAGATTGGTGAGGAGCGGGAGGAGTTCGGCACCGGATTTGCCAAAGACTCCCATGGCGGCTGCTGCGCGCTTGGTGGGGTCGTCAATCGAGTTAATGCCAGAGGAAAGGATTTTGAACTGCTCGGTGGGGAGCTTGCCTTCGAGTTCGTCCACGGAAACGCCCATGGCGGCGAAGGCATTGGCGGCGGTGCCGGAGCCGTCGCGGGCGTCCTCGATGTTTTTCTGCATTTTGGCAATCGAGCTGCCGACTTTCTCCGCGCCGATGCCGGAATTGTCGAACGCTCGCTCGAGCACGAGGAGCTTGCCTGCGGTCTCGCCGGTGCTGGCAGAGAGGTCGGAGAGGCGGCCGCCGAGGTCGAGGGCGTCACCAAATCCTTGAACGACATTACGGGCGGCTGAAAAAGCAACATCGACAGCGGCAGAGAATGCTTTGACGGCGAGTTGGCCAACGGCGACGGCACCGGCCATTCCGGTAAAAGAGTTGCCGAAGCCTTCCGCCGAGGCCTTGGTGTTCGACTCTAGGTTTTTGAGGGAGTTCTGAATTCCTTTGAGGCCTTGCTCGATGCCGTCTGTCTCGGCTCCGATTTTGACTGTGATTGCGGATCCTTCGGCCATGGTTATGCGGTGGCCTTGAGGCCGGGGTATTTAGCGGCGATGTCGCTGGTTTTTTTGAAGACTCCGAGGCGGAGGTTTTTCTTAAAGAAATTCGTGCGACCGCGCATGGCTGCGCGGATGGCATCACGCACGCTGCCCGAGTAGGTGCGGGAGTTGGTGATTTCGATAAAGAATGAGGAGCCGTCTGTCTTTTCGGTGCCTGTGGCGTCTTCTGGGTAGTCGCCTTTTTCCGTCTTTGCCTTTTCGACATAGGAAGGAACTGAAATCGTAATGCCTAATTTCTGGGCGACCTGCATCCAGCTTTTCTTTGCGAGTCCGCGAGCACCCTTGGTTATTGCGATCTCGTCTTTGATTTGCTTTTGAATCGCCGCCCACACCGCGCCTGGGAGTTTCCAGCCTTTCGGGGCCTGTGGTGTCCACCAAGAAGGGCTTCGCCAACTGCTGCTAGTGTTTGTTAGGTAGGTTTTCCCGTTTACGGTTCGGACCCGTGTTTCTTTAACACTGCGCTCGATGAGTTTGACCTGCGCGGCTT